ATACCATTTTAGAAAACGAGGAAGTCGATTCTATTCCGTTTGTTTCTATCACGCCCATCCGTATTCCTTATAAGTTTTTCGGTTTGTCAGTTGCAGACATTACGATGGATTTGCAGCTCATTAAATCCACGATGATGCGAAATCTGCTAGATAACGCTTATAACCAAAATTTCGGTAGATATGCCGTGATGGAGGGTCAAGCGAACCTAGATGATTTGCTCACCCAGAGACCGGGCGGTGTAGTAAGAGTTAAATCACCGAATGCGGTCATGCCATTAGCTACTCCGCCATTAGAACCGTATTCATTTCAGATGTTGGAATATCTCGATGGTATTCGTGAATCACGGGCAGGAGTATCACGTTCATCCACGGGTCTAAATCCAGACATATTAAAAAGCCATCAAACGGCTTCTGCTGTATCGCAAGTGATGACGGCTTCTCAACAGCGAGTGGAACTGATCGCTCGTAACTTTGCCGAAACCGGAGTCAAAGATTTATGCCGAACCATTTATTCGTTGTTAATCAAACATCAAGATCGTGAAACCGTAGTGCAATTACGCGGTCAGTGGGTGCCTGTTAATCCGTCCATGTGGAAAAGTAAAACAGATTGTACCGTTTCAACAGGCATCGGATTCGGTTCAAAGAATGAACAACTAGCTCATTTGTCGCAGATGATTCAATTCGCTGCACAATCCATGTCGGGCGGTTTACAAATCGTAAACGAACAAAATATGTATCAGATGGCGAAAGAGTTGGTCAAGGCAATGGGCTTTGCCAACTATCAAGATTTTCTCACTGATCCATCACAGATTGAACCAAGCCCCGATCCAGAACAGCAATATAAACAGGCCGAAGCACAGCTTAGAGCCGAAGAGTTGAAAATAAAAGCGGGTGAATTGCAATTGAAGCAGCAAAAGTTGCAACAAGATGCCGCAGAAGCGCAAGTGGATGCTCAGTTAAAAGCAGCCGAATTACAACTTGAAGCCGAACAAAAGCGAGCAGTCGCAATAGGAGCTACATAATGGCATATGGACCTGGAACCTATGGACGTAAACGAGGGCGTCCACCAAAGAAGAAAAACAAATAGCTGTTGAAATGTCTGTCACTTTTCTCAGGAGCAGGTGGTGGCGATTTAGCGCACCAGCATCTACTCGGTTTTGAAACAATCGGCTATGTCGAGTGGGACAAATACTGTCAGCAAGTCCTCGCGCAAAGAATCAAAGACGGCTTCCTCGACGAAGCCCCAATCTTCGGAGACATTGACCACTTCATTCAGTCTGGTGCATCTAAAAAATACGCGGGATTTGTCGATGTACTTACAGCAGGCTTTCCCTGCCAACCATTTAGCGTTGCAGGAAAGAAAAAAGGCCAAGACGACGAAAGAAACAAGTGGCCGCAGACGCTCCAATGTATTCGCGATGTTCGACCCCGATACGCATTCTTGGAAAACGTCCCAGGTCTGCTTAATTCTGGATACTTCGGCGAAATCCTCTCTTCGTTGGCCGAAGCAGGGTTTGATGCAAGATGGTGTGTGCTCGGAGCAGACGATGTGGGTGCACCGCACCGTAGAAAAAGACTCTGGATATTGGCCTACCCCAAACACCTTAGACAGTCTGCCGCCGAAATCACCAGAAGCATTGTTGAGGGAAGCGACAGTGACACGACCAGGACGGAGGCAACCCGCGAACCTACGGGACGCGGTGAGCAACATGAAGTTCTGGCCGACTCCGGTGCAGGAAGCAGAGCAAAAAACTGGCCAACTGAACCCGAACTGGGTCGAGTCGTATCTCATGGGATGGCCAATCGGGTGGACAGACTTAAAGCTATTGGAAATGGACAAGTTCCAACAGTGGCTGCAACAGCATGGAAAACATTAAATGATCTTAGATCAGGAAACACGAGCACGGCAAGCCAACGACTTGCTGAACAATGAATTATTAGTCGAAGCCTTCGACACTCTGCGGCAGGAACTTCTTGAGCGTTGGGAAAACTCATCGTCCAATGAATCTGAAGCAAGAGAAAGTATATGGCTTGGACTACAACTTTTGGAACGAGTACGCCGTCACCTAGAAAGCATTGTGACTACAGGCGAGATGGCGAAACTCAGAGAAAAATCCTCACCGTTTATTTAACTGTTGGGAGACAACAATGGCCGACACGCAAACTGCACCGGACATGGATGGCAGCATAACATCCGCACAAGAGGCTTTACTAGGACTTCTGGACTCGGAAGAAAAACCAGAAACCGAAGAAGCCACAGCCGAAGAAGAAGAAATTTCAGAGGCATCTGAAGAAGAGTCTGATGAATTAGAAGAAGATTTAATTGTTGACGACGAATCTGAGGAAACCGAGGACACCCAAGAAGATCCGCAGAACCTTCTCTACGCTGTCAAAGTTGATGGCGAAGAACGAGAAATAACTCTGGACGAACTTCTTGCGGGATATTCTCGGCAAAGCTCTTATACCAAAAAGAGCCAAGAACTGTCAGAACAACGAAAAGCCTTTGAGGAATACCAGAATAATCTGAACTCCGAACTGGCGCAGATTCAGGCAGAACGGCAGCACTACGTCGAATCTTTGCAGCGAGTTATTGAAGGTTCTGCACAAGCCCTCAATTCGTACCAATCTATCAATTGGGAACAATTGAAGGCTGACGACCCGATAGAGTATGTCACGAAGCGAGAAGAGTTTCGACAGCAGCAGGAAAAAGTTCAAGCAATGCAAGCGCAGCAAGCTCAAGCCATGCAACAAGCCCAGGTTGATGCTCAACGCCAACACCGCGAAGCCATTCAGCGTGAACACGCTAAAATGGTAGAAGCCCTACCTGAGTGGGGAGAGCCGGATAAGCAACGAGAGATCGCTGATAAGATTCGTTCTTATGCGATGAGCCAGGGTTTTGAAAAGGAAGAGCTAGACCAATTAGTGGATAGTCGATCACTGATTGTGTTGCGAAAAGCGATGCAATGGGAAGAACTGCAATCGGCTGATGTTAAATCAAAGAAACTTAAAAACAAGCCTCGTGTAATTCGATCGGGAAAAGGAGCCGACAAGAAGCAAGCGACGAAGAAAGTGCGTAATGCTCAAATGTCCCGTCTCCAAAAATCAGGCCATGTCAAAGACGCGGCCTCGCTTTTTGAGGACTTCGTTGAAATGTAAGATGGAGCTAATATGGCAATACCAACAAATACTAGGGAAACCTATGGAGCAGTTGGCATTCGCGAAGATTTAAGCAACATCATCTGGAACATTTCACCGACTGAAACGCCTTTTATCAGCGGTTGTGGTCGTGAAAGCGCATCTAACACTTTTTTTGAGTGGCAAACCGATGCTTTAACGGCAGCAGCAGCAAATAGATCAACTGAGGGTGATGACCCTGCTTCGATTGCGGTGTCAGAGCCGACTCGTGTGGGTAATTACACTCAGATATCTGTCAAAGCCGTCCAAACTTCGGGAACAGCCGAAGCGGTCGATTTTGCGGGTAGACGATCTTCTCAGGCATATCAGTTGGCGAAGCGTAATTCTTTATTGCGCCTTCGTGCAGTAATGTACGAATGAAAACTCCGTGAACTGCGGGAACCCTAAATCGTAAGACATGGGAATCCGCATCGAAGCGTTACAGCAATGTAACGAACGTTCAGAGACTAACGCATACGATCCCACTGGGATTATGAAGCGACACGAGCGCGGAGCATCCTTCGGGATGATGAGATAGTCCGATACTTCAGAGAAATTTGAAGAGCTAGGAATAAAAAGTCCTGGCGTAACGAATGGCTAAAGAAATGAAGCGCGATATGGAAAAGATGTTGATGGACAATGTTGCTAGATCCGCAGGTGCTGGTCCTAGCCCTGGTCCTGCTACGGCGAGAGTCACAGCAGGTTTAGGCGCATGGATCGCTACCAATTATCACACTTTAGGCGGTGCACCATCCCCACCTGGGTTGGGCTCTGCTTCAGCAGGTAATGGTACGAATACTGCAAGCGATGCAACCTCAACCGGAACACTAACTGAGGCAGGAATGAAAACTGTCATCAAAGAGTGTTTCGAGTCCGGTGGAACACCAGATACCATTCTGGTTGGTTCTTCCAACAAGCAAGTAATATCTGGCTTGACTCAAACAGTATCGAGTCTACGCACAGATGCCAACAAACAGAGTCCGGCGCATGTCGTAGCCTCTGTTGATGTGTACGTTAGTCACTAGCGTCACCGTCGAGTAATCGACGGCAGCAAACCATGTGAATTCGGTGGACATCCCACGAGGACAATACCGAGCCAAGCCCGACAGGGAAGGTGTAACGATCATCCGAAAGGAGTAGGAACCAAGCGGTTCTGAAGCGCATGGCCCCAGTAATGGGTGAAGATATGATCTGAACTGTACGGTAACGTACAGCGGTCAAAAGACGAGATAAGTGTAGCGCACTTATTTGAACATTGTTGTAGTGACTTTGGAACATTTAAGATCATTCCTGATCGGTTCCAAAGAGCAAGAGACTGCTGGTTTATTGACTTTGACTTTTGGGCAATAGCTTTTCTCAGAAGTTTCGCCACGGAGTCACTGGCAAAAACTGGCGACAGCGTAATTCGTTATTGCGCCCTCATAGCACAAGTTATGAGTAAACATCGCGTGAATTTCGGGAAACCTAAATCAAAAGACAAGGCAATCCGAAGCCAAGCCAGAAGAGTAATTTTCTGGAAGGTTCAGAGACTAATGCAAACAATCCTGCAATGGATGATGAAGCAACACGAGTGCGCGACATCTTATTGAGATGAAGAGATAGTCCGATACTCCAGAGAAATTTGGAGAGTTGAGAATAAAGAGTCTCAACATAACAAATGAAAGCAAATGTTAGTGGCTGAATATGGTTTGATGTCTAAAAACCAAGCAGCTAACGGCTTTTTAGCTGACGTATAGTCCCTAAAATGTGGGGGCTTCACGGCCCCCACTTTTATGCAGAAAAATATAGAAGATTATTTATTTCATAAAAAAGACTTTCTCGATAAAAGCTATTGTCAACATGCGGTAACCACATTAGAAAGTCGCCAATGGGATCGACACGATTTTACTGGTTATGAAAAAAATGATCCTGAACATGGTTTTGGATGGCAGCGCGAAGTCACATCCACCCCTTCGGGTCACAGCGAACCTGATTATTTAGGACATACAAGTCAGGGATGGAATGTCGCCACTGCTGACATCAATAATCACATCATCAATGAATTACCTAAACCGCTAACTGAATATATCCGCAATTTCGGATTTAGATGGTTCGACGGTTGGAATGGGTACTCTGTTATTAAATTCTTGAAATATGCAGAAACACAGCAAATGGCTGAACACTGCGACCATATCAATTCGTTGTTTGATGGCAAGATCAAAGGTATACCGACGCTCTCTATTGTGGGTCAATTAAACGACAATTATGAGGGGGGTGAATTTGTCC